AGCGGAATACAAAACAGGCTCCGGAGAGATAGTAGGCGCGTTCCGAACCCTCTCCGTCCACATCGGCAGCATATGAAGACCTACACCGACCTCTACCCTCGAATCTGCACGTTCCCGGCGCTCTACCGAGCGTACCCGCTCTGCTGTAAGGGGAAGCGTGAGAAGGAGTATGCAATCGAGTTTGAGCAGGATCTGGAAGGGAACCTGTTTTCGATTCGGGACGACCTGGTGGAGGAGCGATGGCGGCCAGGGTCGTATTCGCGGTTTTTCGTCGAGGACCCAAAACGGAGACTGATCAATGCCCCCCCGTTCCGTGATAGGGTCGTGCACCGAGCCGTCTCTGATGTTGTCATCAGTCTCTGGGAGCCGTTCACCTACGATACATATGCCTGCATCAAGGGCAAGGGGACCCACGTCGCCGTGGATCGGTTGCAGCGGTTCATGCGCCGCCACCCCGAAGGAAGCGGCTACGTGCTCCAGCTTGATGTCAAGTCATACTTCGCGAGCATCGATCACGAGATCCTGATCTCTCTGATTGAGAGACGGATCCGGGATCCGCAGATGATGCGCCTGATCCGTTTGATCGTCGAGAGTTACGAGGATTCGCCCGGTACCGGTATCCCACTCGGGAATCTGACGTCGCAAGTCTTCGCGAACATCTACCTCCACGAGTTAGACATGTTCGCGAAACACGATCTCCGGGTAAAGGAGTACCTCCGCTACATGGACGACATCACGCTCGTGCACACGGACAAACGCCAACTCTGGGAGTGGCGTGACGAGATTGAAGCGTTCCTGGCCGATCGGCTACATCTTCGGCTCCACCAGGTCAAACAAACCCTGACCCCGGTCGATTGCGGTGTCAAGTACCTTGGCTACCGGGTCTACCGTGACCACATCAAAGTCCTGTCGCGGAACGTCCAGAGGGCCTACAAGCGCCTGGAACAGATGGAGGCCGGGACATTCGACGGCGACGCTCGCTCTTCGATCGCGTCCTGGATCGGCTACACGAAACACGCGGATTGCCACGGTCTCAACTGCCAGATCGCCGAACGACACCCATTCCTCCGGGTCGCATTCGACCCGGTCGAGGTGACTGAATGACGGGGAAACAGATTATGAGAGTCCACACGGCCGTCGGGGCCGAGGAGATCGACGCCGACCGCCTCCTGGTACAGAACGACGAATACGTATTCCTCAACGGGAACGAGGAGATCCGGCGGGTCAAGATCGCGGATATCGTGATTGCGACCGACCCGGAGACCGGGGAGGAGATCGGCGGCATCGAGACGGTCTACAGCCGGAGTTAAGATCATGGCCAGACCAAGCGTGAAGGTGGCGTATGTCAACGGCGACCAGACGCTGATCGCGAACCTGGAGGTCTACAAGGACCGGATGACGGACGCGGTCGCCGACGGTATGCGGAAGTTCGGCGGCCGGGTGGAAGGCGAGTCCACCCGCCGGTGCCCCGTCGAGACCGGGGAACTCCGGTCCCGGGTCTTCAACGAGGGGCCGCTCCGGGACGGCGACACCTACGTGCAGGTGGTCGGCTACGAGAAGTTCGGCGCAACCTGGGAGAAGGGGAAGGCATATGCCGTCCCGGTCCATGAACGGCTCGGTGTCCGCCACCCCGTTGGGGAAGCGAAGTTCTTGGAGAACGCCGTAAATCACCTCTCCGGAGAATACGCGAAGTATCTCCAGAAACTCCTCGGGCAGGTGAAACCGTGAGCGTCGGCGACGACTTCGTGCAGTACCTGACCGAGCTCGGGATTGGCACACCTGGCATCAGCCTGTGGCTCGGGGGAGTCCCGGACCGGGCGGCCGCGATCACCATCGTCGAGACCGGCGGCCCCGCTCCGTATCACGACTACGGGCCGGGCGAGGTGATCGACCACCCCTCGGTGCAGATCCTCGTCCGCAACCCGGCCTACCTGCTCGCCCGCGATAAGGCCGACCAGATCCGGGACGCATTCGACGGGCTCGCGAACTGGCCGATCAACGGCACGCGCTACCTCTCCATCACGGCGATGAGTGATCCGGCCTACCTCGGCAAGGCCGCCACGAGCCAGGGGGAGACGCATGAGTTCAGCCTGAACTTCGCCACGATACGCGAGCGGGCGGCACCGGTCATCGGCCTGTGCGGCGCCTACTATGACCTATCGAGGTGGCACACTCCATGATTGGTAAAGGATCCATCCTCTATGACGTGACCGCCGGCGTCGCAATCGCCCAGGTCTCCGCGATCGGCCGGCTCGACCTCGAACGCACCGAGATCGAGACCACGACGCACGGACCGCGGGAACGCCGGACGCACCGGGTCGGCCTGAAACGGGACGCCCCGGTCAC